CCAACACTATCGTAAGTGAACTTCCTGCTGCTTTGGCTAGTGCCAACGGTAACGCCTTCTCTGGGGGCAAGGTTATGCCATACGCCAATGGTGGTGTAGTTAGCAGCCCTACTTTGTTCCCCATGGCCAATGGTACAGGGCTTATGGGTGAAGCTGGCCCTGAAGCTATCATGCCCCTTAAGCGTGGTAAGAATGGTAAGCTGGGTGTCCAAAGTGAGGGCGGTCAGCAGACTGTAGTTATTAATCAGAACTTCAACCTCAGTGCTAATGGCGACGAAAGCGTTAAGCGTATCATTCAACAAGAAGCACCAAAGATTGCAAGCTACACACAGCAACAGATCATGGACCAGCGTAGACGTGGTGGTGCAATGAAATCCACTTTCGGAGGCTAACTTGGCTCTATCGTTTCCTTTATCAACTCCTACTACCATTGGTATAGAGAGTATCGAAATCAGGGCCATGAACTCTGTGGCTACCTCCCAATCTCCGTTTACCTATAAGCAGCAGATTTTTTCGCATGGTGGCCAGAGGTGGGAAGCCTCGGTTACTATCCCCACAGTTCGTAGAGACCTAGCTGCTGACTGGAAAGCATTCCTTACTGCACTCAAGGGCCAGACCGGCACTTTCCTACTGGGCGACCCTGACTATAGTAGTCCTCGTGGCGATGTTAGCTCCTGCACACTTAGTGGTAGTGAAGGTGACGAGACGGTTACTGTAGTGATGACAGGAACTCTCAAGGCTGGTGACTACATCCAACTCGGTTCTAGTAGCACTGCTAAACTGCATCAAGTTCTACAGGATCAAACTGGCGATGGAACCTTGGAGATTTGGCCTGGTCTTCGTAGTGATTATACATCCGAGACTGTCATCTTTAGCAATCCCAAAGGTGTCTTCCGCCTTAAAGAGAATATGAGTAGTTGGAACATTAACAACGCTAGTGCTTACAGTATTAGCTTTGAAGCAGTAGAGGCTATTACCTAATATGACCGACAAGAAAATCTCTCAACTAACCAACATCACTGGCTCTAATGTAGATGATGCCAACGATGAACTGGCTATTGTAGACGCTTCGTCTAATGAAACCAAGGCTATCACTCGTGCAGAGTTGATGTCCTCTGTAGCTACCATAGATGTCTCCGGAAATGTTACTGTTGAGGGCACCGTAGACGGGCGGGATGTAGCTGCCGATGGGTCTAAGCTGGATGGTATCGAAAGTAATGCAGACGTAACCGACACGGCCAATGTCACTGCCGCTGGTGCCTTGATGGACAGTGAGTTGACCTCTGAAGCATCGGTTAAAGCCCTAGACCAAGGCGTTGCGACAACAGACAGCCCTTCCTTCGTAGGGGTAACAGCCGCAGAAGGCACATTTTCTCGCCTGAATGTAGGTGCAAACCTTGAGTGGAATGCCAGCACGGACACCTACACGGCTAACACCACACCCAGCACTGTGACAAAAATCCACCAAGGTATGAAGCGTTGTGTCCTGAATGATGACGGGTCAGTGAACTATTATCTTGACCCGACTGACAGCACTAAAAAACTGGACGGAACAGCGGCCAACATTGATGGCACTGACGGAAACGTGATGGTGGAAATCCCGAGGTTTTACTTCCGTCAGGTGCGTGATGGTAGCACACTGGAGTGGCAGATTTCTGATGTCCCTCTGGCGGGATACCAACTGCATCCGGCATTCTTCAAGAACGGTGAGATCGTCGATTTCCGATACATCGGTGCTTACGACGCTTGCGTTTACGACGATAGCGCAGGGACATACATCGCTGGTCTGAACCTCGACGACAACACGGGCAACATCGACACAGCCAATGATAAGCTGGCATCCGTTTCCGGCATTTATCCGATGGTCGGTGTAACTCGTGATGAGTGCCGATCCCTTGCCGCAAACAACGGAACAGGCTGGCGGCAACAGGATTTCTGGCTCACTTGCGCGGTTCAGATGCTTTACCTTGTGGAGTTTGGGGACTTCAACAGTCAGTCCAACCTTGGAGACGGAAACACCAACGGCGGCTATATCGGAAGCAGCGCCACCCAGAGTGATAGCCCACACACAGTTGCGGGTGCGTCAAACTCTTTTGGCAACACCTCTACAGATGGAAGCCAGCCAAGTGCAGGCGCAAAACCCGGAACGGCGTATATGTCTTACCGAGGAATCGAGAACTTCTTTGGCAACTGCTGGAATTGGGTTGATGGTGTAAATATTGGGTCTGGTGTCCAGGGGGACTGGCACGCCTCTAATAATGATACAGACTTTGCCGATGGCACAACCACCAACTACGAGTTTTTGGTGAACTCAATGCCTGCTGACGGTTATGTAGAAGACATTGCGGATGTAGCGGGTGCCTTCATACCTTCAGCAACGGGTGGCTCCAGCAGCACTTATTTGTCTGACTTTTTCTTTGATGATAACGGTAACACAAACCGCGTTGCGCTTTTCGGTGGTAATGCGAGTAATGGTGCGCGTGTCGGTGCGTTCTCTTGGTATGTGTTTTTTTCCTCTGGTAGTGCGAGTCGTGTTATCGGCGCGCGGCTCAGCCGATAGTATAAGGATAGGGAGAGTGCTTCAGTCAGTCCACGTTACGCATTTCGGTGGTAATGCGAATAATGGTACGCATGCCAGTACGTTCTATTGGAATGTGAATAATTCCTCTAGTAATGCGAATCGTAATATCGGTACACGGCTCAATCCCCTTACACGATGTGTAGAAGCACCTTCCGCACCACTTGGTGAAATAGTTGGCCGCAAAAGTTTGGTAGTGCAAGCGAAGAACTTGGCCGGGGGAAACTGACGATGAAGCGGTATGGCGATCTTTGGCATAAGGTGTGCGACTTGGAGAACCTTCGATCTGCCCATCACAGTGCCAGAAAAGGGAAAGCTCACTACACCGAAGTGCGGTGGGTCAATGCCAACGAGGAGCGGGCTTTACGAACCCTTCAAAAATCCTTGCTGGAAAAAACTTTTACGACAAGTCCCTATCAGGTCGAGGACAGATTTGACGGCCGAAAGATGAGGACCATACACAAACTGCCATACTATCCGGATAGAATTGTTCAACACGCTCTGGTCAACGTCTGTGCGCCTGTGTGGGAAGCGTCTTTTATCAGAGACACGTTTCAATCAATAAAGGGACGTGGGACGCATGATGCCCGGAAGCGCGTAGAATCTGCGGTCCGAGGAGTCCCGGGGCTGTATGCTTTGAAGTTTGACATACGGAAATACTACCCAAATGTTGACAATGAAATCTTGAAGATAGAGGTCCGACGAAAGATTAAGTGTCGGGACACACTTTGGCTGATCGACAATATTGTTGACAGTAATCCGGGCCTCCCCATTGGCAACTATACCAGTCAATATTTAGGTAACGTCTACCTTTCTGCGTTTGACTGGTGGGTAAAGCAAGAGGTTAAACCAATAGCCTACTTTAGGTATTGCGACGACCTTGTGATACTCGCACACTCTTCACAGGAAGCGCATGAAATTCGAAGACTAGCGTTTGAAAAACTGCAATCAACATACAACCTTGCCATCAAACCAGACTGGCAGGTTTTTCCTGTGGATGTGCGGGGATTAGATTTCGTGGGTTTTGTGTTCACTTCTAAGAAGACCAGAATCAGAAAAGGCATTGCCAAGGGTGTTTCCAAAAAAGCCAAAAACATTCGAAACTCTTCTCATCTTATGACGCCTTATCAGATAGCCAATGGGGCTGGTTCTTATTGGGGTTGGTGCAAGCACGGCGGCGGAAAGTCTCTTTGGCATAATGTCATGACTTCTGATATAAAGGCTGCAATAGGGCGAAGTAAGATCGCGATTAAGGAGATGCAGAAATGCAAGTAAGTTCAACGGAAAAGCTACCTGTTTATCAGGTTATTGGTCCGAAGGTACGGATTCACTGGAACTACACCGAGCTTCCTGAAACGGAAGATTACCCCAGTGGGTGGTCTTGTGAAGAGGCTTGTGTAGCTAAAACGGCGGATCGGGCATCCCTAATCAGTGCAATCATCCGCGCACGATACACCGTTGACGATGAGTTCGCAGCAATCAACAACGGGGGCGAGGACTACCAATCGCTTCTTGACTTCCGTGTTGAGGCGAAGGCATTGGCCGACGGGTGGCTGGCGGCGCTCGCCTGATGTCTGCGGGAGTCGTATGAAACCTGAAGAAATCAGAGAACTCGCAGAGAACGACCTCACGTTCTTTATTCAGTTGGTCGCCCCTATGCAAGTTTTGGGGAACTGCCACAAGGAAGTTATTGACTGGTGGACCCGTCCAGATGCCAAACACCACCAACTTCTGTTGTTTCCACGCGACCATGGTAAAAGTCGTCTGATTGCTTACCGGGTAGCCTGGGAGCTTACCCGTGACCCCACCCTGCGGGTTCTCTACATTTCTGCCACCAGCAACTTAGCCGAAAAACAGCTTACATTCATCAAGGGGATCTTCACCTCTGACATCTTTCGTAGATATTGGCCTGACCATGTCATCAAGGAGGAGGGCAAGAGAGCCCGCTGGACCAACTCAGAGATTGCCCTGGACCACCCTTTACGCAAGCAAGAAAACGTAAGAGACCCCAGCATCTTTACCGCTGGCCTGACTACAAGCATCACAGGTATGCACTGTGACATTGCTGTGCTAGATGACGTGGTGGTCCAGGAGAATGCCTACAACGAGGAGGGCCGTAATAAGGTCCGTCAGCAGTACTCTTTGCTGTCCTCGATTGAGGGGGCAGACGCCCATGAGTGGGTTGTTGGTACACGCTACCACCCAAAAGATCTCTACAACGACATGCTAAACATGAAGGAGGACCTTTACGACGACGTTGGTGAAAAGATTGGTGAGGATGAAATCTACGAAATCTACGAGCGCGGTGTAGAAGACTTCGGTGAC